ACCATGTTTCAAAAATATTATAATAAAACTATAGACGAAGATAAATTGGAAAAAATAACGGAGGGATTTTATTCACCCGCAGAGATTATCAATGTCTATATTATGTACAAAGACGATTCTGATAAATTTATGGAGAGACTGATGCTGAATGTTAAAATATGATGATTTTTCAATTCGTTCTACAACAATATGTGGAGGAAAACGGAGACACTGCGCAAGTGGCGATGCGAGTCGAAGTTTTCCGATTATATTCCGAAGGCGTTAGCCGAAGGAATATATAATATGTATACTATACATACTATACATACTAACTATATGATAGACAAATATATCAAAACACTCATTAAAAATTTACCTGAGAATTCTAGCCATAATAAAGGAGCTGGTGATGTAATTGACCTCATTTTAGACGGAGGTATTTTTAATGGTAGCTATCTCATAGGTGGTTTGTTATTTTTGAAAGAAATGGAAAATCAACATTTTATCCATGTAGACAAAATTTCGGGGTGCAGTATCGGATCCATCGCGGCTATTTTATACCATCTAAATGCACTACATCTAGCTTCTGAAATTTATGATATATTGCTTGATCACTTCAAAACTCATTTTACGTTGAATGTATTTGACGTAATATTTGCGAAATTGGGCTCTATCATGCCTGATGATATTTGTAATACGATGACAAATCGAGTGTATATAACATATTATAATATTGAAAAATGTAAAAAAATAGTGAAATCTAAATACAAGAATAAAGCTGATATTTTTGATACCATCCGTAAATCATGTTTCTTTCCATTTATTATTGATGGTTCTGTAACATATAAAAATAAATATTGTGATGGATTTAACCCATATATATTACCTACTAGTCCGCACAAAAAAATATTATACTTGGATTTGTTCGGTAATGACAAGATTGGTTCTTTATTTTCAGTTAAAAATGAAAAAACGAATTTTCATAGAATTCTTGCGGGGTTGTTAGATGTGCATCTTTTTTTTATTAAACGAACGAATACGCAAATGTGCAGTTATGTCAATGACTGGTCTATCAAACATCTTATCCATAATAGGGTTTCAAAGGTGGTAGTGGAAAAAATGATATTTTATAGCATATACTTTTATATGATCATTCGGTGGTATATTCCTGAAAATATGGGTGAGTTTGTTGTATGTAAAATGGGAGTCAAAATAATGAGAGATATTTATATAACTTTGATCGAAAATTATAGTTTGTAGAGTTTCTATAAAAAATAAAATTGATATCATTATGTATCTTATACTTTATCATATAACATACATAATACACAATGGGTCGCCATTACTTTGGTCAAATATCTGGAAAATTTTGGTTTGGTTTCCAAAATAGTGATGATGCTAGTTGCTTCGGTGTAGATAGTAAACCTGTGAGAAACTTTTACGTTTGTTGCTGTGAAATCGGCGAGGATTCTGATGATTTAGCCGGAGAAATATATTGCACCGATTGTTATTCTTCTTATGAAGAACATAAACAAGCTATGATAGATGAAGATATAGAATTATATGATGAGGATGATGTTGATGGTACATGGTACACATCTGATAGCGAAATCACTTATCATTTTGACGCATCGCATATTGATATAGTGGAAAAAACCATAAAAAATATTGAAAGACTTATTGGGGAATATGTGAATGACTCCTCTTATAAAATTATAGATGATGCGGATGAAATTACATATGATTATACCACACCTAGTAATATTAGCGCCTTTGATATAGAGTTGATTGCAAGATTGTGCTTAGGTAAACAAATATTATATTGTTTACGTAAGAATGGGGAATGTTTCTTCACTGCGGAGCTTCAATGATTTGATTGTTTGTTCGTTTGTTCGTTTGTTTCTAAAAAAATATGCCAGCTTTCTTTGTTTTCGAATGTTTTTTATTGCTTCGTCTCATGTTTTTTGTTTTTTTTGTTTCTGCTGTTTTCCCTGTTTTTTCTATTTTTTGTGTTTTATTTAGTTTACGTTTTTTATCCGCTGGCCTATATTTCATGAAAAATTGATGATATTCCGGATCATTTGGCTTGTCTCTCAACTCTTTATATTTTTCCGATTTTTCGGCACGCATTTCTTCCAATGTTTGCTGGTGTCCATAACAATTTATACTGAATCGCTTTAAAAGTCCCTTTTGTTGCAATCTATTATGCTGCTGCACTTGAAATAAAAATTGAGCCATACATAAAATGCGTTCGGTATCATAATAATTTCGCTTTGAATATAAAAAGGCCAAATAAAAGCTCAACATAGTATCAATCGTGGCTATCTTTATTTCCTGACTATGCATATGTATCATATTGTAACTATGACATGCTATCGGATGATATATAAATGCGACAGTGTCATTCTTTCCAATCATTATTTGTAAATGTGGGGCAACTATCTCACCTATAGCAGGCCGTTTTACTATTCTAACATTTTTAATCCCTTCATCATTTAAACGTTCTTTCAAAATAGTAGCCGTTGTATCAGGATCTTCTGACAATACATCAAAATCAGCCACCTTTTTGAAATGCTTTTGCTGGTTTTTGGGCATATAATTCGAATACATTGACATTGCATACCCTCCGAAAAATACTACCCCTTGTTCTATAAATGTGTTTTTTATCGTTTCAAATATAATATCTTCGTCCGCTTTATTTTCCATCTCTCTCTGAAAATCCCTCGTATCACAATCCTTACCATGTAAGGGGTAATGTTTATTTAATAATGCCAATCTTTTTGCGACTTTTTCCCACCGACTAGTATCCCCTGACGGCCTCGATAATTCTAAATACATGGACATTCTTAAAAAATTGGGAGGAGCATATAATATTCCCGCCACCTTGATTGCATCCTTTTTTAATTCGTTAAAAATATCTTTGTGTAAATAGGTAATGTCTGCGACTGGAATGAAGTTGACAAATACTTTAAATGTGCCCTGATGCACTCCCGGTTTTCCTTCTACTTCTATAAATCCCGCTTTTACATAAATATCACACAATTCTTTGGTATCTTCCAATGCATTTGGGCTGTAAAAATCATAATCGGGTAATTCTATATCTGTGTTATAAAATTGATCTGATTTGGGTAAAATTGCATTAATTGCTATACCTCCATAAGGAATTAATTTTTTATGTCTTATAAAATTCTCTACTATTGAAAATATTTGCTTGATATCAGTAGAGTTGACTGCCATCTTCCCTACTTTTTTTTCGGCTTCATCAACAGCATGTCTTAATATTGTCAACTCACATTCCTGAAATGTCATTTTTGTATCACATATGTTTTGTTTTTGTTGTTTTGATTGTTTTGATTGTTTTGATTGTTTTTGTTTTTGGTTCTTCATATATAATGCATAGAATTTATCTACGCATTATATTTTATTTATGTTGTTTTTGTTTATAATGGATAAAGAGGATATGGCATGGGATATGGGTATGGATAAGGATATGGTATTGGATGTGGGTCATCTTTGGGACAAGGATAAGGCATGGGGCTAGGTTTGGGATGAGGCATCGGATCGGGTTGTGGATGAGGATAAGGCATAGGACGTTGTATAGGTCGTTGTGGTTTATCTTTAGTAGGTTTAGGTAAGGGGGGTGGTAAAGGATGATGAGGATGATAAGTATCTCGATGGTGATGAGACATCATACTCCTCCGCTGGCGCTCCGGAGTATAATCGGAAAACTTCGATTCGCTTCGCCACTTCATAGTATCTACGTTTTCCTCCAAATAAGGAGTTTTTAGGGGATGTGACGGATCGGAACGGAGCGTAGTCACAGACCCAGAATACGGAACGCCAGTGGAGTATTCTGCCAGCTTAACTGGAACTATTTGATTTGGCTTCGATTTTGATACTAAACTCATAATGCTCTTCATGTATGTTTCTTTTCAGTTAGTCGGTATATTATTTACATCACTACTTTTATGTTGTTTGAAATATTATATATCAAATTTGTAATAATCTGAAGTAATAGTCCTTGTAGCATAACTGAGTGCAGGATTTTGTGGTGGCGGTGTAGGAATAGTGATTGGAATATATCTCAACTTTTCAGGCTTTAGTACAAATGAATATCCGTTTTTATCGAAGAAAGCAATATTCTCTTCTAGATTTACATCGAATGATTGATATCGCATTGCTACCAATTGACTCCCCGTTTCTCTACAAACTATTCCACTTGGATTATCTGGACTGATTCCTTTATCCGGCATAGCAATCGTCATATTTCTTTTATTGTATTCCTGTAATTCATTCAAATCCGGTGTGTTTATAACATCATAATAGCGTAATGCACGCATAAACATGCTACTGCTTGTCATATTCACATATTCATAAAAATCACGATTTTCCATGAAAGCGGTACCACATGATTTGTCTACTACTACTATAATGCGACCATTTAAATCTAGTATGGGTACATCTCCTAAATTATGTCCATCATTTTCAAAACTATACTCTGGTCCCAAAAATAAATTGTCGTAATTTTTTTTAAACATATCTGCTAAATTTTGAAGCATAGCTTGATTCGTTGATTTTATCCGTAAATGAATAATAAGGCAATCATTCGCTTTTCTGTCCGCCGTGCCTGTGTTAGGAAATGCATAATCTGATATCACTTTCATCACATCAGAGAACATAACATAATTATATGTCTCCTTTACAAAATCACTATCTGATGTCGATGTCGCAACGACTGGATCATTTCCTATAGAATATATCTCAAAATCGAGTGCTCTACATCCTTGATTTATCACATTTATTAAATTACACGTAGATACATAATCGTTTTTATAATCACCTCCACTACAGCAGTTATAAGCCGTTTTGCAATAATAATCTTTGAATGTATATTTGCAATTGGGATCTGAACTATTAAGCGGTTTTATAAACACATTTTTTGTTGAATATAATGAATCCATAAAAGAACACTCTCTTTTTAATAATCCCGACAGGTAAAAATGATATACTATAGCCAAAATACTGACAACTAATATCATTGCAAATATTATATTAGCTGCAAAATCTTCATTCATATTTTTAATCGCATTCCATGATTTTTCCATTACTGATTTATTCTCCTCCATCTTATCTTATCTATATAATATGGAATATTAAAATTTGTTGTGTATTTGACTTATATTTGTTGTCTTGCATTGTATTTGTTGACTAATATAATTTATTTTCAAATCAGTTAAATATAAATTATTTGTATAATATAACCGATTAAATGGCAGGAGGATTAATGCAACTCGTCGCTACCGGCGCACAAGATATCATATTAACCGGCAACCCCAGTAAAACATTTTTTAAATCAACGTATGCTAAATATACCAATTTCGGAATGCAAAAGTTCGTGGTCAATTTCGAGGGATCAAAAACACTGCGATTATCAGAAGAGTCCTACTTTACCTTCAAAATACCCCGATACGCTGATCTATTGATGGATTGTTATTTGTCCGTTGAACTTCCTAATATCTTTAGTCCCATCATGCCACCACAACAAATTAACCCCGATTGTTCAAATACAGACGGGCGTTGGATCCCATATCAGTTTAAATGGATCGAAAATATCGGTGCCAAGATGATTTCGAAAATCGAAATTACATGCGGTAATCAAACCTTGCAGGAATTCTCGGGAGACTATTTACTGGCAGCAGTTCAACGCGATTTTACGGCGGAAAAGAAGGCGTTATTTGATAAAATGACTGGAAATGTTCCCGAATTAAATGACCCAGGCAATGCTGGAACCCGTGTGAATAGTTATCCGAATGCTTATTACACACCTAATCCTGCGGGTGCGGAACCATCTATTCGCGGTAGAATATTATACATCCCTTTAAATGCATGGTTTGGGTTAAAAACACAAATGGCGTTTCCTTTAGTATCATTGCAATACAATGAATTACACATAAATATTACGATGCGTCCAATTCAGGAGTTGTTTCAAATTCGTGATGTATTAGATTCAGATCCTCTAAATGATTACCCATATGTTGCTCCCAATTTCAACAAATATTATATGCAATTTTATCGATTTTTACAGACTCCTCCCGATGTGTCTCTTGCTGTCGGATCTTATGTTGATACCAGAACCCTGTGGAATTCCAATATCCATTTAAATTGCACGTACGGATTTTTGTCCAATGAGGAATCCCGGTTATTTGCCCTTCAGGAGCAGAAATATCTAATAAAACAGGTGAAGGAAAATGTGTTTTATAATGTGACGGGTGCAAACAAGGTCGAGCTAGATTCATTTGGCATGGTCGCTAATTACATGTTTTATTTTCAACGCAGTGATGCTAATTTAAGAAACGAATGGTCCAACTACACGAATTGGCCGTATAATTATATGCCAAATGATTTGACGCAGGCGCCTACTACTGGTCCTCCAAATGAGACATATCCTGTTATTAGATACGATGCTTCATGTAATCCACATAATGTGCTTATAGGTCCAGGTGTAGATGTAAATGGTCATCTTACTTGTTGGATGCTTACTGGAGATTACAACTTTGAAAACCAAAAAGACATTTTGGTCACCATGGCGTTGCTATTAGATGGTCAATATAGGGAAAATACCCAGCCTGGCGGAGTGTATAATTTCATTGAAAAATACGTGCGCACAAATGGTAATGCACCCGATGGTCTATGTTGTTATAATTTTTGCATGAATACGAGTCCGTTTGACCTACAACCATCAGGGGCCATTAATATGAGCAGATTTACTACTATTGAGTTTGAATTGACTACGATAGTTCCTCCGTTGGATCCTTTAGCACAATCCATGGTTATATGCGATCCAGCAACTGGACAAATAGTGGGCATTAACAAGCCGACTTGGAGAATTTATGATTACAATTATAATTTAGTTGTGTTTGAAGAGAGAATCAATATGATCACGTTTGTTGGTGGAAATGCGGGGCTTACTTATGCGACGTAAATAGTGGGTTTCTACGGATTACACATTTTATCATTTCAGAGAAAAGGTGTAATAAATTATATTTAGATATTAGATTTGTCTATTGTAAAAACAATATCGTCGTAACGATTTTTATTTGGTCTTAAATCGTATGTTTTTATAAATTGCTTTAAGTGATCTGGAACTTCATTTTTAAGTATATCAATCCAATCCCACGATTGAACGTCTTCAATTATTAATATGCCATCATCAGTCATTATATTTGAATATAATTTTATGAATTGTTTCATACTCTCTAAACTATGAGGTCCGTCATCTAACATAAAATCAAACTTTATGTTTTTATTTAATAAATTATTAATAAAAAAATCAGTATTATATGCGTCAACTGAGGTGCATAATATAATTTTTTCATTATTTATAATACCTTCCCAAACATCCTTAATATTCATAATATCTAATCCATAAATATTCGCATTTGTAAAAAAATCAGACCATAATTTTATACTTCCTCCAGAACATATTCCTACTTCTAAAACATTTTTAGCAGTTTCCTTTTTACTTATCAACAATTGTTGATAAAGAGGCAAATATGAATGTCCTGTATTTTTGTCTGTTCTTGAATTATCTACAATTTCTTCCAAACTCATTATAATATAATAACATATAATAATAATAATATCAAACGTAAAATTTACATTTTCCTCCAAAAATATTATATATTGTAATAGTAATGAAACTTAATGGTATATTTAATTCAAATGTTTCAAGAAATAAACAAATACAAACTATGATAAAACATGTACCTTTTAATAAATCACTCTATGATGCACCTATTATTAATTTAAATAATAATAATTATTATTTTAACAAAGAAATAAAAAATGTTAACTCAACTGATGATAGATCATATGATCATAAAATGATCGAAAAAACTATACAAAATATGAAAGAAAAACAATATAATCCTTCAATACATAGGAAGAAAATATTAACGATCATTGCATGCAACACAGATTCCTTATTAAAATTGCAAAGCACGCAACATAATTTACAATATTTTGTTTTTAAAAATAATGATATTATAATAATTAATTCGTCAGACGCATTATACAATGCTGAATTAAAAAAAAATACTTTAGACAAAATTACAAAATACTACGAAGTTCCAAATGACAAAGCATTATTAGATTTTGGTAAATGGATATACATTCTAAATAACTATAATTACACAAATTATGATTATATAGTGTTTTCTAACGATTCTATCATTATTAGTGGAAATATATATCCTTTTTTTAATAACATGATTTCAACATCTGTTGATCTTTATGGATATAATGATTCTACCCAAATAAGATATCATTACCAATCCTATTTGTTTGGATTAAAAACATCTAAAACATATATATTAAATAAATTAATTAATGAAAAAAAACATCTTATAAAGGATATAGATAGTTTAGTACATAATACTGAATTATTAATGACCGATTATTTTACAAATAATGATTGTTTTTTAAAAATTGGTAATATTTCATCACATAAAGGAAAAAATATATATTTTGAAAATGATACATTTTATAAATTTTTATTTAATGCAGGTTTACTTCCATTAAAAAAAATAAAACGGGAAGTGCTGCGAGCCGTAGACGAAGTCACTATGAAATGAGTGAGTGATTTGGAGGAAAATGTAGACGAAGCGATGTGAGTCGAAGTTTTCCGATTATATTCCGTAGTCATGCGCAGCATTGTCGAAGGAATAGAACTCCTTGCGCAGCGATAGAGGTAGCCGAAGGAGTTCATCCAGAACTACATAGGTGGAAGCCGAAGTTTTCTGGAGGAAAACGTAGATACTGCGCAGTGGCATAACAACGTAGCGAGTCGAAGTTTTCCGATTATATTCCGAAGGCGCAAGCCGAAGGAATATGACTATAATCCTTCGACTACTACGTCTACTTATTATAATACGAAAATAATAACTTCCGTTTATTTTGATTATTTGGAGCGGACCTAGGCATTTGATAACGTAGAGGAGGCGAGCGAGTAAACTTAGGAACTTCATCATTGTTGGATATACTATTATTTTCATCCAAGTTATAATATTTGTTGTCATTCGGATTATAGTAGCTACCTATATTTGCAACATTTTTATCATTATGAAACCCATAACAAGAATTTAAGGTATTTTTATAGCATGAAATGGGTCTTTCGTTATCACATATTTTATCATCACTATCTATTTGTCTTCCTAACCAATCTTCGTAATAGTGTCGTCTATCTGTTTTAATTGGTTTTTCAACATTATTAATGTATGACCCACGAGCATACCAAAAATTATACCATATCCAACCTATACCACCAGCAGAATATCCTATTTTATCTATTTTTGGAAATATTGTAAAAATTTCTTTAATTTTAGCAATATCCTTTAAAATTATATTATAATGATCATTTCTATTCATTTCATAGCTTGGATTATGTGTAACGCCTTTTGAATGAAAATATAGTATTATATCATTTTTATTATTATGTATTTGTCCTATCTCCCAAACTTTTAAAATTCCTCTATATTCATATTCATTTTCATTAAAACACAATACGTTTACTCCTGGAAATAATTTTAAAACATCGGTCGTAAATTGTGCTTCATCTAATTTTGAAATAATCGCAATAATATATATAGTAGAATTAAACTCCTTAATTAAATTTATTTGATTTAATAACCAAGAATAATAATTATTATTAACTAAACAATTAATAAAATAAACTGAATAGATATTATAATTTTCAGAATTATTTATATCAATTTCTGTATCAACGCTTACATAATGATTATATACTTTTTTTACTAACTTCATTATTATATTCTGATAATATTATATTCTGATAATATTATATTCTGATAATATTATATTCTGATAATATTATATGCCGTATTACAAGGAAGGAAATATTTTATTTATTCATATACCAAAAACAGGAGGCTCCTCTTTAGAAACGTATTTTGAAAATATATATACCCAAACCTGTTTTGGTTTTGATAAAAAAAATATTTTACCCGAAAATATTAACAATATATCTTTACAACATCTAACATATAATACCATCTATAAATATAGAGATATTTTAGATGTAAGCTTTAATGAAAAATTAAATATTATAACTATCGTAAGAAATCCATATGATAGAATTATCAGCGATTTATTTTGGCTTAAAATACTAAAAATAGGAGATACACAATAAATAGTTCATAAACATATACACACATATTTAGGTGACACTGATGCTGATAATCCCCTGAAATTTTTATATAAATGAAATTTGAAAATGGTATTCAAATGAGGATAGGTATATGTAAAATAGGTTCGCATTTTTTCCAATCTGGTTGTTTTGAAACTAGGTATATTTCTCCACATTTCATTAGGATTAAAAACAAATGTGGATAAATCATATTTTGTATAAAAATAAATAAATACTAAATTATAACAGAATACGGAACGTTAGTGAAGTATTCTGTTTCCGTAAATGTGTTTTCGAATTCGTAACGTCTACTAAAATAAAATACTACTATAAATAATAGTATGGATAATAACAAAATGTTTACTTTAATATACAAAACCTATAAAAATGATTTGGATTGGTTAAAATATAGTTTATTGTCATTAAAAAAATATTTGGACCCCATAAATATTTTCGAAATTATAATTTATACACATGATGTAGCATTTGTAGACTTATGTAATTTAATTAAACTAATAGATATGAATACTTTTATAACATGTAGAATCATTCCTGTGCATTACGATTACCATGGATATATCAAACAAATGGTAGTAAAAAGCACCTGTTATTTAGATTGTCAAACTAAATATATTATTATTTTAGATAGTGATCTTATATTAAAACAAAAATTAAATTGTAGTCATTTTATTAAAGACGATGGAAAAATAGAATGGTTTTATTTGAAAAAAGAAGATGATCCTACAAATGTTGTTTTTAATGTTTGGAAAACTGCATATGAAGATTCCACATATACAAAACAAAAAAATCATTATATGAGTAATGGGTTTCCATTTGTTTTTACCAAAAAAAGTTTAGAAAATGCACATAATAAATTTATAGAGTTACATAAATGCAATTACGATCAATATTGTAAACAAAGATGTATTTTATATAAAATTCCAATCCATGTAAAAATAACAGATGCTTTTCCAAAATTATCTAAAATATTTGAAGAATTCGAATATTTAGGGTTTTTTTGTCACAATTATTCAGATGAATATAATTTTTTAACCACTAAAGAGCTCCTTATGAAAAAACAACTTCAACAAATAAATAATCATTCTTTTTTTATTCAAAATTGGTCTCATGGTGGAATTACACCCAAAATATTAAATGAAATTAATGCGATTCTCGAGAAAAACTGATAGGGGGAAAACGAAGTCGAAGTCGAAGAAATATGAGCGATGCGAATAGAAGTTTTCATCCATATTACTTCGGCTGGCGCCATTGCTTCGCGAGGAATATAATCAGAAAACTGCTGGTCGCGATGCGACCATCCGTTTTCCTCCAAATTCATTGTGTCAAATATATTGAACATATAATATTCATATAAAGTAATGATATTTACTGGCATATTTAATTCAAATATGTCTAGAAATAAACAAATACACACTATGATTAACCGCACGGATAACCCAAATACTATTACACAAATGTTATCAAGTATGTATAACAACCCTAAAAATAAACCCTTATCTATTAAGCAAATAATATCTACTTTTAATAATCGTAATATTAAAAAATTGGTAAATGTTTATCAATCCGATAATTTTAAAAATGGAACACCTCCTGGACTAGGAGATTATTTAAGAGGATGTTTCTGTACCCTTCAAGTATCCATATTATTAGGGTTGGAATTTGATATGAATTTAAAAAATCACCCATTATCAATGTATTTAAACATTTCTGAAGAACAAAAGTCGGTCATTATAAATTCACCCGAAATACATCGAATTGAAAATTTAAATTATTCATCCTCAGGAAAAACCAACTCTCCTGATTTTTTAAAAGACTTTATGAATCATTTAAACTCATTAAATGTTATTTCAAATCCTAATATAGATGCTAATGGTAGATATTTTTTTTTCTGTAATAGTTTTCCAATATATAATAGTTTTTCTACTATGGAAAGACAAATAATTAGATTAAAAATGGAACCTAATGATATGATGAAAGAAAACATTCATTTGCATTTGCAAAAACTTGGGGTTGATAAAAAAGGTTATCAAGTTATTCATATACGTTGTGGTGATGATTATATTAAAGATGTGCACATAAATGACCGCACCCACATAACAGAAAAAGGCATAAGTATAACAAATAACATGAAATATGTAAATAATATATTAAATAATTTATCTAAATACATAAATAATTCTGGAAAATATGTTATTATTAGTGATAATAATGAAATTAAAATATTAATTAAAAACAAATTTCCAAATACTATTATTCAATTAAATGAAATTAAACATTTGGGTAGTTCAGTTCAGTTATCTAATAGTGGAATCATGTATACGTTATTAGATTTTTATACTATGGCCTTTTCTACAAATATATTGTCTCTATCCTCTTATTCTTGGGGCAGTGGATTTAGCAAATGGTCTAGTGTTATATATAACATTCCATATATGTCCATAACTATATAGATCTTTGGAGAAATACTACAAAAAATCATTTGATGCCAAAGGACCATTGTCTATGAATTGTCCCGATAATGTCGTCCTATCTGGATATGTCGGTATATATGGTATCGACCCTGGATTATATCTTTTATCAAACAGCTCCTGACCTACATTAAATGTTT